AATGGCGGCACCAACGGGCTAGAAGATCGCATTGCGCTAACGAAGGGATACTTGCCGGAAGCCCAGAGCGGTGACCTCAGCGCAACACCGCAGCAGCAGACCGCGGCGACTTCAGAAGCAACGCCAGCACCAACAATCGCGCAAAAAGCGACAACAGGGCCAAAGGCTGGCCCGGTTCCTTATGAAGCGGAAGGCGAGGGGCCTGAAGAGTACTTTTCTTCCTACAGCTCAAATGTCAACGACATAAGTTTCGCCCGGTCGGGCGGAAGCTTTGGCGCTCCCAGCAGGCCAGTCTCTGCAAGTGCATCACCAAAAGCGCTGAAAATCCCATCGACAACCTCGGTAACTGTGGCCGAACAACCGTCGGTATCAACCCCAATGGGCGACAAAAAAGCGTCAGGTGGGGGTCGTGAGCGTGAGCAGCGAGACGTTTCCAGAAACATATCGGATGGGCGTATTGCGCACATCGTTACGGGCGCCTACAGCGGCATGGGTTAACGGAAAAAGTGCCAAAGACAAGCGGCTGCGGTTGGATAGCATATGGCCATGATCAAAATTACTGGACCCGAACTTGAAGCAATGGTGGAGCACTGGCTGAAAACGCCGGTGTGCGGCTATCTGGGCAGCGGATACGGGCAAGATATCAGAGCCCTACTGCAAAAGCCTCAGTCTGACCGGGAGGCAAACGCACTGATCCGAAAATTGAAAGCCGACCTTTTGATTCTTACATCCCTGCCGCCCGATGCCATTAACCTCTACGGCACGCCGGACGGTGTGGACAGCTACCGCATTGTGCTTGAGGTTGCCGGCCGTCGCTTCAACCTGAGTGAGATCGCCTGATGTATACCCGCGAAGAATTTGTACAGAAAGCCATTGATACCAGCGTTGCCAAATACCCCGCCGTTGCCGCTTTGGTGAAGGCGGGCGACCCTCGTGTTATGCAGCAGATCGAAGCCATGGCCACGATGCTGGAAATGTATTCCATGCAGCTGGAAGTGGCTCAGGCAGAGCCGTTTGAGAAATCGCGTGATAGCACCGTCATGGCTGATGCGGCTATGCGCGGGCTTATTCCCAAGTCAGTGCCGGCCAATATCGAGGTTGAGCTTTCAAACCTAAGCCCTGGTGTCATAGAGATAAACCAGGGCAGGGAGCTCATGGACTCACAGGGCAGGCTCTATCGCGCGGAGAACTCCGCTGTTATCCAGCCCGGCGAAACAGCGACCTTTACCGCTGTACAGCTTTATGAAAAAAAGAAATCGCACACAGTGGCGGGATCGCGGCCTTTTTACGAAATCCCCGTGGCGCTGGCTGACGATGATTCAAGTTTGTGCGGCCTGTCAGTCGCCGATAGCCGTGGCGTCTATGAATATCGCGAAAGATACGTAAATACAGCGGCGGGTGAGCGGGTTTATCACATAGAAGTGGATGAGCGACGGCGCGTATACGTAAGGTTTGGCCAGGATGGCGTTGTTGGTACTCAGCCAGTGGACGGCGCAGAGATTACGCTGACCGGATACTACTCAATGGGCGCGGCTGATTTTACCGTGGGTGAGCAGTTTACTTTTGGTGCACTGAAGGCGCCCGCTGAGTCGCAGGTAGAAATGCGCCTTACTTCTGCGCTGTCAGGCGGTCAAAACCCGCCAACGCTGCAGGCTTTGCGAGAGCTGGCACGGTATCCGTCTGTCTACAATCACAACGCCGTTTTTCTTGGGGAGTTCGACTTTTTGGTGCGGCGCCACTTCCCCGCACTGCAGTTTCTTTCTGTCTGGAATGAGCAGATTGAGGAGTCGGTTCGCGGCATGGACCTGGACAACATCAATGCTCTTTTTATTGCCTGCCTATCAGAAACAGGCAGCGAGTCCGTTTTGACAGAATCGGTCAGCGGAGGTGTCGTTGAGCCCGTCGAGATAACTGACCTGAGCGTCACCCAAAAGCAAATAAAAACAAAGATAAAAGAGGCTGACGACAGCTACCGAATTCGATTCTATTCCGCTATTCGGCGGGAAATTGGCGTGCAGGTGACGGTTAGCGTTGCCTCGTCTTACGATGAAGAGGTTGTGGCTAGCCAGATTAAATCCGCCATACTTGAGAAATTTGGCGAGGCATCTGCGCAATCGCGCCGCGGTCAATCCTCACCCTTATACCAGCAAATTTACCAGCTTCTGCATGAAAAAGTGCCGGCACTTAAAGTCGGTAGAGCGGATCTTCGCGTTTTCATAGACGACGCTGCACTAAGCGATCCCAGGCCAGAGCTTTGGCGCTATGTTTCTAGCGACTCCCTGAAAATTGGCGTAACGGTGGGCAACGTTGTAACGCCTTACTGGGGGGCCGGCTTGTGAAATTAGCCGCAAACCCGTTTGATTTTAAGGCGTCTAAAGCACCGTCAGGCGAGCCCCTCCGCAACAGTCACGCGGCCGGAGACGTTGAAAATGAGCTTAAACAGGTATTTCTTGACCTGTTTGCGACGCTTGGGCAGGAGTCGTTCGATGTCAATGTAATGGGCGCTGCGCACCTGGGGTCCTTTGATCTGGTGCAGCGCATGGTCAACCATGACGGCTTGGTTTTGCTGCCGGGCAATCGGGAAGAAGAAGCCACACGCTATCTGTATCGGGCCTGGAAGTCCGGTGACGTGCAAAAGCGCGGCATACACTTTGTGCGCACCTACCTGCAGCTCCTGTTCGCCGGGCAGGCCGAAGTTCGCCAGATGTGGCACCGCAAGGGCGAGCCCTACGGCACCTCGTTTATTAAAAATGAGCCTAGGGACCCGTATTGGTTTCATTTTTTGGGCGAGCAAAGCCTTAGCCTAGACGCCGCCTGGAAGCTTGGCCAGCCTTTGGCCGACACCGTTGCGGAGCTTCCTGATTACACGCCCGATGAAAGCACCCTGTTTTTAACGTCGCGGATTGAGATCCTGCTTGGCCTGGAGTCCATCGCTGAAGGCAGTAACTCGCTGGTCACTGGCAACAGGCCGGTTACGAGCGGCCTGTTAGAGGTTATTCGCGCGGTTATCCCGGCACGCCTTGTACCAATGTTCCGTTTCTGGCTGCGATACGTGCTTGGCGTTGAGGTCCGCATGGGCGCACTGCTAGACATGGAAAAGCGCTCACGCTTGCGCTACCCCTGGTGCGGGCGCGTGATCACTGAGCAAACGGATGCCACGTGGAGCCTTGGTCGTGACGGGAAGATTGTCACGCTCACTGAGCCGCTGGGCAGTTTCAGGCTGGGCGAAATTCGAGGCGGGCTAAGCAATTGGCGGTTGAAGCCGTGCCGGATAACGTCACAGACCGATATGCAGTCAATCGCCTCCGCCGATACCTTCACGGCATCAAAACTTGGCACGCCTTGGCTGCGACTGAACCGCACATGGGCACTGAGTCGCCCGCAAATGCTGACCCTATCGCAGGCGGGATTGGTTAAACGCAGCGGAACCCAGGCGCTTGATTATGAGCCGACCATTACCTTTAAAGAGCAGCATGAAATCGCGCTGCCGGCCAATCCGGTCAAGCTTGGCGCTTACACCCCGCTTAACCGGTGGCGCCTGAATGGTGAAAGAGCAGTCGGCGCCATGCGAACAGGCTCAAGGCTGGGCGAGTTTCGACTTGGCCGTAAGTCGCCTGCAACCGACTATTTTTTGCGCTCACTTAAAGAAAGCCAGGCCGCTGCAGGGCCGGTGCTCAAGCTGAGCGCACGCCGAACACTGAGCGGTTTTTGGGCGCTAGGATCGCGTGATACGGCGGGCGAATCGTTCGCCGTGATGCAAAAAGACACTGAAATAAGCCATCCCGTTTCCGTAAATGGCGCCACATTCCGCGAATTTATTGAAATGCGTTACCCGGGGACCCCAAAGAAACTGGCGCGCCCCTGGCCGCTGGCATCCGGCTGGCGACTGAGTGGGCAGGGCCTTGGGTCGCCCATCTTTAGGCAGCCGTTCCCGTTGCCGATGATTCAAGATCGAATCATTACCGAGTGCCAGATGGACGTGAGCCTGGAGGCGGGCGTAAGCACCCGCGCGCCCGTATGCCTCTCAACCCACTCTGTCCCCAAAATAGGTTACCGCACTCGCCGCCTCGATGGTCGCTGGCCTGTATCTGCCTATTCACGATTTGGACAAATGAAACTGGACGGCCTTAGCCGGCTGCGAAACCGGAAAATGCGAACGGCCAGGCCTTTAGGATCCTTCAGACTGGCCTCTAATGAGTATTCTGGCCTGGGCATCCTTGACCTCGACGTTGTTTATAGCCGTTCCCTGAACGGTAACTGGTCGCTGGGAACGCCCTCCGGGCCGGAGTTTTCGATAACGATCACTCACGCTTAGAGGTGCAGCCATGGCCGAGGCCGTCACACTGCTTTCCCACCGCAAGCGCCTTGCCAAACAAATGGCGGGCGGCCCACCGGTGCCAAAAATTGCATACATGGCTTTCGGAGACGGCGGCCACGACCCGGCCACTCTGAAATCCGTTCAGCCAAGCGACACTCAAATCGCCCTGAATCACGAAGTCTTGCGAAAGCCGCTGATGTCCACTGTTCAAGAAGACGATTTGTCGGTGACCGGAGGCGGCATGCTAGAGCGCGATGAGCTTATTGGGGTGCATATCTCAGAATCGGCGCTTGTTGATGAGCAAGGCAATCTTATCGGCATAAAGAACTTTTCGCCGAAGGTTAAAGAGAGCGATGAGCGCTACGAAATTTCAATTAAGCTGAGGTACTGATATGGCCCTGCCAAATCCCAACATTACCCCCCTCCCCAACAACGAACCGGACGCTGTTCCCGCCCTGTGGAACACTCGTTACGATGAAATTGATGAAAACTTTAACGACATTGATCAGCGTGCGTCAGGTATTGAAGGCGAGCTGGATCAGGCGCGCGGTGAAAGCTCTTCGCTTGCCTCGCTGCTGGAAGGGTTTGGCGCCAAGCTGGATCAGGTGGCGCCCGAATTCCAGGATCAGCTGGCATCAACACTGGCCTTTGCGCTGGATCAGGCGGGCGTTGCGAACCGCAGTGTTTTAGCGCTGAAAGGTCAACTGCAACAGGAAGGCCAGATAACCCTGATCAACCGCGGCGTGGTGTCTGGCTGCACCGTTGATCGTTCCAATAACGCGGCGCGCAACCTCAACTTTTCAGGTGGCGTTGTCTTTATGGGCGGCCGGAAGTTTAGCGCGCCACTTCAAGCGAACGCAGCGTCTGTTCCTCCCAATACAACAGGCTCATCCGCCGTTGTTCGCGCCTACCTGTATCTGCACGAAGCCAGCCAAACCATGCGCCTGGCAGTGACCGAAATCGGCGACACGATGCCTGTAGATGTCATTCACATCTACAACGTCACCATCCCAAGCAACTCAACGGACGTCAGCGACCCCAATCTGGGCAATGTTTCACTGGCCAGCGTGCGCCGCGTTGAGCCGAATTTCCCGCGCGCCATCAATGCGCCGATTGTTGCCACCGTCGGCATTGAAACGCTTCGCGACACCGAATACCGCTTGGATTTTGACGTTGTCGAGTTCAGTGGCGGTGTGTGCGACCCAGACCAGGTGAAAGCGTCCAGTCGTGCCACTAACGGCTTCACGATCGAACTGCTAAGTGAGTGCGATAACGTCGTTCTGCGCTGGCGTGCGAGCAAACTGAACAACAACTGATTGAGGGTTTATACATGCAGATCACACTGAAAGAAACTGGCCAAAGCGTTGCTGAATTTGCGATTTTTGGCGCCAAGATCACCATTGCAGACCTGACCATTGATTGCGCCGAGCGCCAGTCAGATACCGTCGTCGTGGTGGAAGTGCGCAAGCATGCGGGCCGCGCTGTTGAAGGCGGTAAAAGGGGCGCTTACTTGGCCCACATTACCATTCCGGGTCGCACCTACACCGAAACCGAAAGTGAAGCCGGGTCAGTAGACGGTGAAGAGCTTTCCGTAGAGCGCACGGCGAACCCGATCAACTCTGCCGAAATCGCCGTTACCCTGTGGCCGGCCGCGTAAATCAATCAAAAGATAAGGAAACAACTGATGGCTACTATTTATACCAAGGATGCATTGCGCGCGGCTGTTCAAGGCGCCACTGGCGGCAAAATTACCGTGCTTTACACCGAGAAGGGCCAGCCCTCACACATGTACGTGATGAGCGCCTTCAACCTGGAAGATGTAAACCCCGATTTGGGCACCGGCGTTGACCCTATGTTTAAAGTGGGCGGCGAAACGAAAACCGAGCGCTTTCTGGGCGCCTACCCGGGTGTTCGCTTAAATGGCGAATTGATTTCTCTGCCTGGCATGGCCGCACAAAACAGCATCAATCACGATGACTCTCTGAGCGCCGCGCGCGCCAATGGCTCCGGTTGGGGTCTGATGACCAACAACGATTATGCCGGTGTAGCCCGATGGTGCCGCGCAAACGGTTTTGTGCCGCGGGGCAACACAGCGTACGGCAAAAGCTCAGACGCACCCTTTGAAACCGGTGTGCGCGCTGACGGCGGAATGCCGGGTGTAACGTCTGGAACCGCTATTACCCTGTCCGGCTCTGGCCCAGCGTCTTGGCGCCATGACGGCACCCATGCGGGCATTTCCGACCTGGTCGGCAACGTGTGGGAATGGGCGCCAGGCCTGCGCTTGTTAGACGGCGAAATTCAGGTGATTGCCGATAACAATGCCGCAATGAGCAGCATTGATCTATCCGCAGCATCTTCAGAGTGGCGCGCCATTGACGGATCAACCGGTGCACTGGTTATGCCGGGTGCGGCTAATTCGGTGAAGGTTGCTTCTTCGGGCACTGAAAACTACACGATAGTTCGCAATGGCAACACGTTGGAAGCGACCACCAACCCGGGCACCACTCCAGTATCAGAAGGCGCCGTCAAGACGTTAAAACTGTATGGCGTATACCCAGAAGCAGCCGATTTGGATGGCGACTACTTTTCTGACAATCCAGAAGGCGAGCGGCTCCCGTTCCGTGGCGGCTACTGGAACAGCGGCGCGCTTGCCGGCCTGTCTGCCGTGAACTTGCGCAACGCCCGTTCGAGTTCGAACTCGAGCATTGGTGCTCGCCCCGCTTTCGTGCTCTGAAAATCTGTTCCCTGAAATCTGTCTGCCGGGCGATAGCCCGGTATGTCTTTTCTTCATTTTGAGGCTTTATGACCCGGTCAGCGCAACGAACAACGTCGGACAAACCGGCGAATGAGCTTGAAATACTAACCAAAATAGAGGCGATGATTGCCTACTGTTACACCTCTACCAACCAGTTCCCGAAAGCTGAAAAGCCGGGGCTTGCAAGAGAACTTCGTGCCGACAGCTGGGAGCTTCTCAGGTTGGTGGTTGTGTGCAACAAACGGTATCACAAAAAAACCACTATGCAGAAAGTTGACGCTCTTCACGAAGTGCTGCGCCGAAAGATCAAAATTTCTCATGTGTTGAAATTCTTGCCGCTGCGAAAGTACGAGCATTGGGCTCGTTTGAACGACGAAATCGGCAAGATGATAGGGGGCTGGATCGAGTCACAAAAGGCCCTGGAGCAGAAAGCAGTCGAACTTAAGAAGAAAAAGGGATAAGCGTTATAACGGCTCCCGATCCGTGGCGGCAACTGGAACAACGGCGCGAATGCCGGCCTGTCTGCCGTGAACTTGAACAACGCCCGTTCGAATTCGAACACGAACATTGGTGCTCGCCCCGCTCTTGAGAACCGCGAGAAGCGGTCAGCCTACCGGGCTGATCGACAGTGCATCTCTTAAAAGGACGTTTATTCCTCGGCTCTTGCCGAAAAACTCAACAGGCGGGTGCGTTCTGGTAGCGATATACCGTGAACGTTCGCCCCCGTCGCCTCATTTGAAACTCTATATGAAAACCTGCAAAAACATTTTCCCCAAAGTCTACGATTTTGATGCCCTTTATAAAGCCTATTACCGGGCGCGACTGGGCAAGCGAGATAGGCCCAGTGTTCAAGTCTTCGAACAGAATCTGGAAGGCAATCTATTTGATTTGCAGAATGAGCTGATCTGGAATCAATACCAGACCAGCCAATACCATATGTTTCATGTTTATGAGCCAAAGCTACGCATTGTTGCAAGCTTGCCGTTCCGTGACCGCGTTCTGCAGCACGCTTTAGTATCAGCAATAGAGCCTATATGGGAATCCCGCTTCATTGATCATAGCTACGCTTGTCGTCCGGGGCGTGGAATGCACCGGGGCGCGGATACAGTGCAGGGCATGATGCGTAAAGTTCAGCGCGAACACGGTCAGGTTTACGCACTTAAAGCCGATATCAGTAAGTATTTTGCAAGTATAAATCACGGCATATTGAATAAACTGAAAGCCCGTCATATTGCCTGCGAAGCTACTTTGGGTCTTTGTTATGAAATCACAGGTTCAACAGCCAGCAGTGACGAACTAGACCCTTGCGGTATACCTATTGGCAATCTAACAAGCCAGCTTGACGCTAACATTTATTTGCACGAACTGGACAATTTCGCCAAGCATACGCTCAAGGCTAGAAATTACGTAAGATATATGGATGATTTCGTGATCATTCATCACGACAAAGAATACCTGGCATGGGCACTGGCCGAAATGCAGGTGTTTTTGTGGGATCAGCTTCGACTTCAAACGAACGCGAAAACGCAAGTATTCCCCGTATCCCTTAAAAATGGTCGTGGTCTGGATTTCCTTGGCTATCACATATGGCCAACACACCGCCGGCTACGCAAAAGTTCAATCAGGCGAATGCACCGATCAATGCGCCGGTTCCAAAGACTCTACGCTCGCGGAGAAATCACTCTGGAAGAAGTCAATCAAACCATTTCTTCATGGGTCGCTCACGCAAAACACGCGGACACCGAGGGCCTTAGAAAAGCGCTTCTGGGCAAGTATTCATTCAAGCGCCAGGGCCTGGCTTGTTTGAAGGATCTGTGACTGCTAGCTCAAACAATGTGGTTAGGAAAAACGAGCATAAAGGGGTTGCCCTGAGTTGCCACAATTAGCCTGCACTCAAAAACAGGCAGTCTCATGAACCATCAACCCACTTATTATGCGAAAGCCAGGCAGGGCAAGAAATCGCCCTTCAAACGCTTGGCTTTCATCATCCGCAGAATCACTTTAGAGGCCGACCTGGCAGCTACGAGGTTCTCGTTGGCGCTGGCTGAAACATTTTGGGCGTTCAACCTGTTTTTTTCAAAAGATGCTATGCAGGCCGAGAAATATTATGTCATGGCGCAAACGATGGGCCAGGCCGAGTGGGGTTTTGTTTTTGCGGTAATCAGCCTGATGCAGTGGTCAATCCTAGTCTCGGGCCGGTATCACGGCAGTGCGGCCGCAGCGTTTGCAGGCGTCAGCGCATTTTTGTGGTGGTACATCATCATTGGACTTCTTACGTCATCGGGCTCGCTTCCTGTCGCTATCGGCAGTGAAATAGCGCTTGGTTGTGCGGCTGGCTGGGTCTTGATTCGCACCGGGGTTGATCGCTTTGATACTCAATGGGCCTTGCTGAAAAATAAGGAGACCCACTGTGGACGACGCTGAAACGATAAAGACATTGATAACCGCAAGCGGTGGCGCCGGTGGGTTGGTAGCAACCCTGCTGATTCTACGCAAACTATGGTCGGACTTTTCTTCGACGCGCGTATCCACCACTCAAGACAGTGCCCAGGTCAGCGTAATTGAAACGCTTCGCCTTGAAGTTGAGCGGCTATCGCAAGCCCAGCAGCTCATGGATCAGCGACATAAAGACGACATCGAAGCCATAAAAAAAAAGCGCGTTGACGAGCGCGAAGATTTGCTGAAACGGATTTATGGACTGGAAACCCGTATTGCTGATTTGCAGGATCGTTATCACGGCGTTAAGCGTGAAGCGCTTGAGGCTTACATGCTTATAAGCGAGGGCATTGGGTCGCCGATTGTGGCCGGTGAGCTGCAGCAACGGTTGATGGCGATTATTTTAAGCGTAGATGAACAAGTGAAGGCGTGAGTTGTTTGTGGCTGGCTTGTAAACTATTTATTAAAATTGAGACACGAGAGTATCAATATGTTTAAGTTGATGGTGTGGTTCGTACTTATTGATGTGCCCTTGGCATTGCTGAGAGTGCTCGTTGCTATCACTGGCCCTGTGTTTGTCACACTTGCCCTGCCTTTTTCCAGAATGCGTGACGGTGTTAAACGATTGCCAGTTTGGTCCTCCTGGTGGGGCAATCCTACTTACGGAACCTTTGGAAATACCGCTTACAAGACGCAGGAAGCTTATAACCCGTTTTTCGTAAGCAGCCCGAAAGGATTTATGAGCCAGTGGTATTGGCTAGCTATACGAAACCCAGCGAACGGATTAGTAAGCTCAAGATTATTCAGCTTTATACAGGCTGAATCTTATGTCAAATACATGGGCACAGCTCATATTGATAACGGAATATATGGCTGGCAGTTTGTGTCCGCAATAGATGGATGGCGTAGATACACCGGTTTTTATGCCATGGTGCCATATTGCCCATGGTTCGATTTTGAATTTCGTGTTGGTTTTAAGATAATACCGCTGGAGCCAAAAAAACTACGCCGCGTTGGCATGACTTTTATTATCAATCCCTTCAAACGAGTTGCATGGAGATGATTATGGGTATTTGGGCAACATTGTTTAGCAGTCCATCTGTTATTAAAAAAGCGGCCGATGGTATTTACAACGGAGTGGACGCTGCGATCTACACAGACCAGGAAAAAGCTGCTGGCTTTATGGGCATGCTGAAAGGGTATGAGCCTTTCAAAATTGCACAGCGATTACTGATGCTGGTGATTTGGATACCGTTTGTGGTGATCTTATTGATGTGTGCTGGCATGTACTTTACAGCCGGATTCATGGAGATGAACCAGGGCGCCATTCTCACGAACGCTGCGATGGCCCTAGCCGACATGAACATCAACACACTGGGTACGCCTGCAACCCTGGCATCTGTATTCTACTTTGGCGGTGGGGCTCTGGAGGGTGTTGTGGGGCGCATGAAGTCCAAGTCTGGTTGACGGCGGTGCGACTGCGATGCGGCCGCTGACCATAACGTAAAACCCTGTTATGATGCGGCTGACATCTAGTGATCGGTGGGTCGCGAGGATTAATGTCGCTATCCGACTTTAACCTCTCGAAACGGGTAGTGGCTGTAATCTTGACTACCTGCATGACTACCCGAAGATATTTTTCCTCCAAGCTACTGATTTATAACAATGTTCGATTCCGGCTCCGGGCACCATTAGCGTTAACCCAGAATAACCAGACTTCCTTCGCAGCCCCTGCAAACACTAGCCCCGCCGCCACTTTGACTCACCACACCTAACCTACAATAACCATACTATCGTTGATCGTCTTGTCTACCCACTTGTATACTGAAAATCAGGTATACAAGGATCAAGCATGAAACGCACTCAAATTAAGCGCAGACCCCTCGCAGACTCCGTGCTGCACAGCCTAGAGCCAGAGGCTAAGTCTTATCAAGAAAAAGACAGTTATGGCCTTTATCTGCGCGTAAAACCCAGCGGAACCAAGTCCTGGCTGTTCCGATATAAAAAACCAAGCGGTCAGTGGGGATGGAAAGGCTTAGGTGGTTTCCCGGCTGTATCGGGCAAGCTGGCACGGCAGAAAGCTCAGGAATGGCAAAAAACCTTATCAGACGGCGAATCCATAGAGGTAGACACGGGTATACAAGAATCCGTGACTACCTTTGAAGTGGCGGCAGAAAATTGGTTTCAGCGAAAGATCGACATTGGCCGTGCCAAAGACTCGATTTTGCAGTACCGGCGCTACCTGGATATGGACATTTACGCCGTCATTCCGAGAGAAACGCCGCTGGATCAGATTACGCGGCTGATGTGTGCCCAGGTCCAAGCTCGCCTTGAGTCCCGAAAAGTCCTATCCATGGCTGAAAAAGTGCGTCGCTGGCTCAATCAGATTCTATCTCTGGCAGTCGGGCAGGGGCTTTGCGAAGTCAACCCGGCCAGTGAGCTGAAGCACATCGCTCAGGAAAAGCCGAAGACTGTTCATCACCCGCATTTGCTGGAGCCGGAGTTGCCGGGCTTCCTGCAGGCATTGCGCGGGTCTCGCAGCAAACGACTCACGCTTATAATGACGCGCCTGGTGCTTCGCACGGCTTGCCGGCCAGGAATGGCCCGCTTTTCGGAGTGGCAGGAGTTTGATCTTGATTCTGGCTGGTGGCTTATACCGGGGCATAAAATGAAAACCGGCGAACCGCACAGCATCCCGCTGTCTCGCCAGACGCTGGAAGAATTACATGAGCTGAAGGAGCTAACGGGGCGCAATAAATGGCTTTTCCCAGGCTATGGCGCCGTGCATCCGGTGATGAGCGAAAACACGATCAACAAATGCCTGTCTATGATCGGCTATAAAGGAAAGCTGGTAGGGCATGGCAGCCGTCACACCGCGTCTACGCTCCTGAATGAGCACGAATGGGATGATCGACTAGTAGAGGCCCAGCTGGCTCACAAGGTCAAAGGAACGAAGGGCGTGTACAACAAAGCCAAATACAACGCCATTCGACAGGGGATGATGAGTTGGTATGCCGATTACCTGGACTACTTGGAGTTCGGCGGCGATATTCCAAAAAAGCCGGATTAACCGGCCTTCGTATCAATTGCACGATCCATTACAGTTTGGCTGTAAGCGTACACATCGGACAATCGAAACCGAACCGGCGCCATTCTGTCCGCGCGCTCTTTAAAGCCAGTCGGGCAATCAGCGTCAGATTTCCGGCGCCGGTCTAGCTCTGTAATGCTGATACCCAGAATGCTGGCCGCTTCTTTCTTGTTGATCTGCACGAATGCAGGATTTATAAAGCTCATATATCACCCCGCTCGTCAAGTTCACACAGTAAAGGCACTCCATAGAGCTCCATCACGTCAGCCCTTCCACCTGGCCAGTTTATTTCGATCGCGCAATCTGCACAGTAATAAGCGCGAGTGCATTTGTTGAAGTACCACGCACCTGGCTGCTGACAAGCCGTTACGTTGCAGCGGCCGCCCTTTTTGCCTTTGTCCGCGTGCAGCTCACTCATCATCATCTCCAGCCTTGTAATAATCCTCGCTCTTCTCTTTCAGGCCAAAATGGTCATCTGTGCGCAACATTTTACGTATCATTAGCGCCGCCTCCCTAGAGGCAACCTCAACACCTAACAAATAATTTATCTCACTAGCTTCATATTTGTCTTCTCGTAGATCGCGAGTTCCATCGGCTTTATTGGAAATTGACATGCAAAGCTCACCTAGCCGAGATTGCAGAATCTCAAATTCTGTGTTGGCCATGTGCCAGGGTGTCCAGTACCCACCATTAATTAAAGCTACAAACGGTTTTCCTTTGCCGTATCTGTAAATTCCGAATCTTGGTACGCCGTCACCGTCATACTCGATTGGTATAGAGGGCAATACGGGCTGCGGTAGCGTGTCAGCTAGCAAATACCCTTGCTTTGGCGGCTCCGGACTTTCCTGCCAGTGAGTGGGGCTAGAAAATCGACCTGAAGAATCACACCTCCAGGCAAAGGTATCCATTGAGGGTTCTCCCAGGTTTCCGTATCGTTTACGACCGATGTACGTAACAAAGAATGGTGCGCTTGCCCCTAGAATAACTGAACGATCTCTGGGAGCCGTGTTGATTGGCTTCCACTTATCAAATTGATCCTGACTTTCGTTACATTGCGTCATTATGTCCGCCCTCTATTTTCTCGACTTGTCTGCCTGGTTGCCTTGACTTGTACAGTTCGGTCATCAAGGAGCCAATGGTTTTTCCTTGGTTCAAAACTCGGATTTTGAGATCTTTATTGCTGTCTGCAACAACTCCGAAAGCCTTCTTGGCCCCGACTTCTTCCAGCAAAAGGCCATCAACTCGCGCCTTTAACTCAGCGATTTCTAAATTCTTTGCACCAACTCTTTTTCTCAAATGCCGTAAGTCGTTGTCTTGCCGCTTCAACTCTGTGCAAGCGTGCTCAAAATCTTCTTTGTAATGCGTTGTCCGCTTATCGATCACAAATCACCCCCATCATCAGGCCCGCCCACCAGATCCCACGCTGTTTTGTGGCAAGGGCTGCCCCTCAATGGAAAGATCCGGGTATCAATGCAGCCGCGAAAGACTTTTACCATGCACTCAAGTTCCGCAATCCTTTCCTCAAGCTCGATGATTGTTTTGGTAATCCATGGCCCTTCATTTGGCATTGTCGGCTCCTTCGGCTTTGGCCGCTTCGTTGCGCAGCGGAGTCATCGAACTCAAACTGGTTTCGTTTCCGTCTGGGTCAAGCCCTATCTGCCTACACCTGTGATTGGCAGTTCCGAAGCCGGTGCCAAATAAGTTCATAAACAGAACGGCGTTCGAAGTCACCCTCTTTGCCTTGATTAGCTGCCTTGCGTTAGCCATGCCAAGCTTCCACCAATACTCAGCTTCAGTTTTCTCAAGCTCAGCAATGCGAGCCTTAAGGGCGTCAACCTCTGTGGTTGGCGGATAGCTGTTAGTGAACCGCGTAATCGCCATGAAGCCTCTCCCTTAGTGCTCGGGCAGCCTGGGCCGCCTCGTCTTTGCATTTAAAGTAACCACCGAAATGAGATTTATTTTCTTTCCATATTTCAGCTTTCCATCGCTGCTTTCTGGACTCCCAGAAAACACCTTTAATTCCGCTTTTGTTATTTGGGTGCCGGCCCTTGTTCATGCTGTTCTGGCTGTTCGTTACGAGCCTTAAGTTTTCAATTCGGTTGTCTTGTCGATTTCGGTTTATGTGGTCAACCTGCATAGATGGAAGCTCGCCGTGATGATAAAGCCATGCCAATCTGTGGGCCTTGTAGAATCTTCCTTCTACGCAGATCACAATTGCGCCATTGGGATGCAACGTGCCGGCAAAATCGCCAGCGCGAGCCTTGTGATTTCGAGTTACCTTCCAGGTGAACTGGCCGCTATCCCTGTGGTGCAGGTAGCCCAGCAACTTCTCCTTAGTCAGGCTCATGGCCTTGCTCCTGATTGGCTTTTATATTTGCCAGCACCCATCCCATCCGACACAGAGACCCGTAATTCTGCTCTGTGTTAGCATCGGCCTGGATGATGTCGAAAGCGTCTTGCAGGGCTCTGATGTACTCGGCATTCGGCACGGCGCTGGCAGGGTGGGTGTATATCTCAGCAACAGCCGCTGCAATCTCGTCAGCCAGTTCGGTTTCATCGGCGGGCGTAAAGTCGTCTTGCGTCATCGTGCCAACCTGCCATGCCGACCAAACGCGAGTGCAAGCGAATATGTCGCCCAGGTGCTCGCTCACTGTGTCGGTAATACGCTCAACGTCTACAGGCTCACCCTCAAGCGCCTGGCGGCTGGCAGGGTCTGAGCTATTCGGATTTTCCGAACAACTGCTGTGATCCCGATGCGCCGCCCAACCAAGCCCGACAAGCTCTATTTCTTCAAATCTAAAACCCGCTTCGCCCAAATGCTTTTGCACGTACTCTTCGAAAGTCATCTCAGTAATACCCCATGCTTTGGCCCGGATTAATTGCCGGCATTGTCAGAAAAGTCCAAGCCGGATCATTGGCCGCCACTTCTTGTTTCGCTGCACCCTTCCGAAGCTGATACTCCAGCCACCGGGTGAATTTGGCGCAATCAACGCGAAGCTCTTTAGCCATCAGCGTGGCCGAATTTTCGACCCGGGACTCCAGCAACCACTTCCGCTTTTTCAGGTCGCGGCACAGCGCCTTTATTCGCTCTGGCGGTATATGCTGCAACGCTCTTGAGCCCAGCGCATAGACCTGACCTTCCGATGAAATTCTTGAAACGTTCCGGTGGGGGATGCCGTGCTTTTCGGATAGCAGTTCATCGGTCATCAGCCGCGCTTCGTTGGTTGAGTTCCGAGCCTTTGCATAGCGGGCAACCGCTTCCTCTTTTTCCTTGCCGGATAAACTGTGAATATCGCGGGCTTTTGACTTTGCTAGCGCCGATTCAATGCCATTGAACACAGTCAGGGGAAACATTTCTGTCAACTCAGCGCGCAGCCCAGCACGGTCAGCGGCACGGTTTAGAGTCACCAGATTGACACCAAGGCGGTTGGAGCATTCGCGCTTGGTGATGCCCTCTGACTGCTTCAGGGTGCGCAGATGGTCCAAAGTTTCGGCGGTGAAGATCAGTTTGACTTTTGACATTACGCGGCCTTCCTCGCCTGAACAGGCGCTTTCAGATTATTAACGTGCTCACAAATCAGCGCATCAAACGCCAGCAAGTCTTGCTCCAGCGCTTCGATGTAATTGTCGTCGCGCTCAACACGCTGAATGAACAGCTCTTTGCCGACCGACTCCAGCCAAGGGCAGTACATGATGAAGTCGCACCACTTGCGCCCGGTGATCCACAGGCCGCCTTGAATCTGGTCAATGTATTCAGTGGTCGCATTAGCCGGATCGCTCCAGATGCTGCCGATTTTCTGGCAGCTGGCTGGGCATTTGATTTCTACCAGGCCATCATCATCAACGAGACCATCTGACGAATAGCCGAATACACTGTCATCGGTCAGGATCAGGCCGGAGTCACCAGCCAGCAGACCGGTTTCCATTTCATAAGCCATGCGGGCTTCTGGCTCCAACTCCGATCCCCGGCGCATCTGCCAAGTGTTAAACGTCTGGTCCAGAGGCTTGCCAGCGATCCGCTCAAGCGCAACCGTCCAAGCGTAATCAACGGCCTTGCCGGTAAAGTCGCCGGCCTTGCCGTTCTTGCTGGCCTTTGTGAGCCGTGCCCTGGCGTCTACGAAGCGAGATGCGGTAATTACTCCACTCCTGCTCTGTAGCCACTCATCTGAGCCTTGTGGTAGGTCTAAAATAATCATCTGAAAGCTCCTAGCGCCAAGTGAGCGCTAATAATTGATTGTGACGCTAGGGATCTGACCCTTCGCAATTAGTGTGATTGCCTGCTTTGCGCAGTCTTCTGGCATTCCGCCTGATACCATCGCGGCCAGTGCGGCGCGGTTAGTGGCGCCACGGTGATCCTTGTCGGCCTGGCGCCGTGCAAGGTCTGCCTGCTGGCGACGGTCTTCTGCCAAGCGCTCATCCTCTTTCCGCTTATGCTCGGCCTCAATTCGCTTTGCCGCCTGCTCTGCGTCCCGCTTGGCCGTTGCGATTGTTTCCTGGTACTCGCGATCCTTTCTGGAGGCTTCGTCACGCGCCGCCTGCTCACGGCGAGCAACTTCATCGCGCTCCGCCTGGGCTTGCTGCTCAGACTCGCGACGTACACGATCCTCGGCTTCTCGGGTTATGCGATCCTCGCGGTCTTTCTGGTCGCGGGATGCTTGCTCGGCCCGCAGTCTCTCTAGCTCGGCTTGCTCAGCCTCCCACAGATCCCGCCTCTGCATGGCCAACCGGTAGGCTTTTAGTGTCTCCGCTTTAACTCTGTGGGCTTCTGATTCGAACTCTTCCCATGTTTCATCAATCACATTGCCCTCCATGCAGGTGATAAGCATCGCGATTTCTTTTGATGGAAGGTCCCAAACTGGCCCCTGAACCATGCAATCAATGTTGGCTTGATGCTGATCCTTGCGGGACTGCTCTTCTGCCTCCCAGGCATTTAGCGGGCCACGAACCTCGTCGCGCCACCCATCAAGCGTGTCCCTCCAGCGCTTGCGCTCGGCGTCTATGGTTTTTGGCAGCTGCTTCAGGTCTGCCACCAGTTCTTTGCCCAAGTTGTCGATAGCCGTCTTGCTACGTGCGACCTTGTGCGCCATTGATGCGTAGGCTTGGCGACCTTTGTTGGTGTCGAGGGCTGGTGGTGAGGTCAAAAATAAATCAACTTCGCCGCGGATCTTTGCCAGGTACGGGTCAAGCCCCTTTTCCGCCTTGAACGCCTGAAGTGCGGTATCTTTTGACGGAACAGCTACCAGTTCTGTTGACTCTCTTTCTGCGACTTCGCTCATGCTGTTTCCCCTTCAATGATTTCCGGCTCTGCGGCCTTCAGCTCGCCGCTGCGCTTCTCTACAGCCGCCTTGATCTGGTTGTAAGCCGCCATATCGCCGGCCTTTCGCGCATCTGCTACGGCACTTTTCCAGATGTCAGCCAGCGCCGTTGTGGTTCCGGCCTTGACGATCTGATCCATCCAGCGCTTCGCCATTTCGGGGTCAAACTGCGCCGCCTCTTTCGGGTTTTCATGACGTTGTGCGCTGCCCATATCCATTTCAATATGCTTGCCTTCCATTTCTTCGGCAGTTGGCTGCTGCCCGATTTCAGGCCAGCCCTTACGCAGCGCTTGAGCTTCGGTGCACTTCGCAAGTTGAGCGAATGGCCGCTTCTTCCACATGGCGTTCGGCGCGTCAACTTTGGCCGATTGTGGGGCGTAGTTTTCCAGCCAAAACTCTTTGGCCGTGTAAGCCACAACGCGCTCGCCAACCACTTTATAAACGGTGTACTTGCACCACTCCGGGTAACTGACAGCCACTTTTATGGCGTTTTTTTCCCAATCTGTGCCGTCAAACTCGCGCTTAATCGTTGGTCCGAACTCCGGTTCGTCGTGTCCAGCTTCATCACCGGACCTGCTGGCCTGTATCCGGTACATCCCAATGCCTGGCATGGGTACATCGCGCCAAGCTTTCTGCCCGCTCTGAGCGTCTTTGACTTGCATTGGCACCAGGTGAACCGGCTTCAGCATGATGTCCAGCTTTCTGGCCTTGCAGTAATCAATCGCCATCAAAATTGAGTCAGACTTTGCGCCGGGGTAAATCGTGCTACACAGCGCGTTCCATGTGGGCTCATCTATGCCGCGCATTGCTGCCCACTGGTTTTGCTCAAACCAATCAGTTAGAGCCTTCTCTTGTGTCTTCGCTATCGCATTCATGCTGCACACTCCGTCTGCTTAAATTCCCATTCCGCCATGCGCCGCAGCTTGTGCGCTGCATTACCGACAATGTCCTCAATCGCCCGCGCTTTCAGCTCTGCCAGAATGACTGCATCCTGTGAAACAACCGCCCAATTAAAAGCCTCCGAATCAAGGTCAATCATCACGTCGATCACGTTATCTCGGTCGAAGATCAACGCATCACGCCCGCCGGTCATCTCGAAATAGTGGTTAATAGCCAGCGCGTCTTTCATTTCAATTTTCAGTGCGCGGGCCATGTTTTCAATCTCGGCTGCATCATCCTGCTCGCGCTGGTGTTGCATGTTGGATTTGCTCATGACGTCTCCCCTCCGGCCTTGGCTATTGCCTTTTTTAATCGGACAATTGTCCCCACTCCATTCTCAGCCGGTTTGATTCTTTCGATTACTGCTAGAGCTTCATTTGCCGCGTCATAAAGATCAGGGGCTGCGGCGATTAGAGCCCGGTCAGTATCGGTCAGCCCTTCTTCGCCAGCATCGTCAACCGTCGCAAACCAAGCCGCACCATCGTCGCCATCGTTACGGCACTGAGGTACAACAACCGGCGCTCCGTCTTCGGCATAAAGCCCGGACCAGCCGCCATTCCACTTGTCTTCGCTCCAAGCCCACGGCCCCGGAGTAAACTTTGTATCGCTCATGCTGCATCCTCCTGCCCATTAATCGCCCGAACTTGCGCCGCAATCTTCTCGGCGCCCTCAATATCCTTCGCAAGCTCTGCAAAAGCCGCTGCAAGCGCCAGGGCTTCTTCGCGGGTGACGATAATCGCGCCGCCTCTATCTCCGGTTTCAGCGCAGTGATATTGCATCTGGCCCATGGGCTTGCTGAAAACGGTGAATGA